ATCAATGGTCTATCAAGATATTCAATGTCCTTCCCTTTTAATAGTGTGACATTTACTACAAGTGGTTCAGGATGGATAGTATTAGGAGAAAATGGAACTACACAAGCATCATATTTGTCAGCTTATAATAGCTCAAGTATAACTCCTACTATTAACGTATCTGCTTCTATAACTTTACCAAGTATAGATTTATATAATAATATCTCTATTGTCTCAGGCTCACGTATTACATTTGATAAAGCAGGAGTATATGATATTCAGTTTAGTGCCCAAGCAGTTAAATCCTCAGGTACTAATGTTACTATATTGATTTGGATTAAAAAGAATGGTAGTGATGTTGCTTGGACTAATACTGAATATATTCTTGATGGTAATGCCAACGATGAAAAAGTATTAGCTTGGAACTGGATGGTTTCTGCTGTAAAAGGAGATTATTATGAGATTGCTTATGTTGCTAACACCAGCACTTTAACTTGGCAAGCTAAAACAGGAGTTACAGGACCAGATATTCCTTCTTGGATTGTAACAGTAGGTTCAGTTTAAAAGACTATACCCAAATAAAAAGTATTTATCATTATGGCTCAAAACGAAACCGCAAACGCTAACGTAAACATTACTACTAATACTTCTCAAGCAGAAGCCCAAATTAATCAACTTGAGGGTTCTATTAGAGTATTAGACGGAGCAGTAAACCTAGTAGGTGGTACATTAGAAACAGTAGCAGGTGGTTTAGCACTAACAGGTGCTTTATCAAAAGAACAAGCAGAACAATTTGAGGGACTAGCAATAGGTGCAATTGCATTTGCTGATGGTGCTAAAAGAACACTTGATGGTGTTGTAAACCTACAAGAAGGATTTACTAAGTTAGCAGCAGGAAGTAAAGCAGCAGCAGTTGCCTCACGTGTTTTAGGTACAGCAATTAAAGTAGCTACTGGCCCTATTGGTATTGCAGTAGTTGCTATTGGTACTATTATTACCCTATTAGTTAAATTTAAGGATTCATTAGGTGTAGTAGGTGATGTTATTAATGGTATTATTGGTGCTTTCACTAGATTAACTGATGCTATTGGCTTAACTAATTCAGCCCAAGATGCTGCTATTGCTAAAAGTAAAGAAGCAGTTAAACAAGGTGAATTTGAATTAGAAGCATTAAAAGCAGCAGGTGCTACTAGAGAACAACTTGTAGCTAAAGAACGCCAACTATTAAAAGATAAAATAGCAAGTGAGAAAAAAGGTAGTGATGAACAAAAACAAGCTGTTCAAGACCTTTTCTTATTTAATGAAAAAACAAGAACTGAAAATAGAGTAGCTGAACAAAAGGATGCTGACGAACGTGCTAAGAAAGCTAAAGAAGCATCTGATAAAAGATTAGCTGACGCTAATACAGCTAATGAACTTTATAAAAGCCAGTTAGAAAAATTCAATGATGAGGAAGTTGATTTATTAGCTAAAACTGATGAGGAAAAACTTAAAATAGATTTTGATAGAACTATTCGAGAAATTGATGCGTTAAAACTAAGTGAAGAACGTAAAACACAACTACGTTTAGAGGCTGAACAAAATTATAATCTTAAATTAAATAATTTATTAGACGAGCAAGCTAAAACAAATCAAGAAAAAGAAATTGCTAGAATACAAGCTAATTTTAATAGAATTTTAGAATTACAACAGTTACAAGCTACCACTATAAAAGAAAAACGTGATGCTGATTTAGCTGCTTTACAATCCCAATATGCTGCTGAATATGCCGAAGCAGTTAAAAATGGAGAAGATTTAACAGCATTAGATAATTTATATAAAGAAAAACGTAAACAAATAAATGATCAAGCTAACGCAGATGAGGTAGCATCAGCAAAAGCAACTGCAGATGCTTTATTGCAAGCACGTTTAGCATTAGCACAAAATATAGGTGCTGCTATAGGTGCATTAGGTGGATTATTTAAAGAAGGAACAGCAGCCGCTAAAACAGCAGCCTTAGCAGAAATTGCTATTAATACAGGTATTGGATTTGCTAATGCTTTAACAATCGCTCAAAAATCAGCTCAAGCCACAGGCCCTGGTGCTGCATTTGCATTCCCAATATTTTATGCTTCTCAACTTGCTGCTGTATTAGGTGCTATCTCTTCAGCAAAACAAATATTAGCAACTGTACCTGGTGGTTCTAGTGGAGCAAATCCAACTAAACCTACAATACCAAGTGCAGGAGGATTTAATCCATTTACAGGTGCCTTACCAGGAACTGGAGGTGCTCCTTCTGCTGGTAATCCAAATACAGGAGGAAGTGGACAAGGACCAATACGCGCTTACGTAGTAACTCAAGACGTTTCAAACGGACAAGAAGCAGCAGCTGCAATTAACAGACGTAGACGTTTAGGACCAGGATAAACATTATATTTATAGACACATGAAGATTGTAAGATTAGAAATTGAGGATGATTCTATCCTATCCGGACTAGATGCTATGGCATTAGTTGAGTCCCCAGCTATCGAAGATGGTTTTTTTGCTTTTAGCTCAGAAAAATTTGCTGAAACATATACTGACTATCCTCAAGCAGCAGTTGATGCTGCCAAGCAAGGCATTAAACGTAACGAAGAAACCGGTAATAAATGCGCTACACAAGTAGGTAAAGTAAGAGCCCAACAACTCGCCAACCGTGAACCTGTATCGCTTGATACCGTGCGAAGAATGCGAGCTTTCCTAATAAGACAAAAAGATAATTATGAATTAGCTCGTGATAGAAAGGATTATAATGCTTGTGGTTACATCTCTTACTTACTTTGGGGTGGACCTGCTGCACTTGGTTGGGCTGAGAAAACATTACGTCAGGCAGGTGAAGAATTTGTTAAGGATGAATTCGAAGGACTAGAAGATGCTTGCCAAGCAGGATATATTGCTTATGGATTAAAACGTAAACGCGGTAGATTAGTCCCAAATTGTGTCCCAAAACAAAAATTTACTAAGTTAATTGTAGAAGATATTATTAAGTTAGAGCTACAAAAGATGAGTGCTCTTAAACTTGAGGAAATGAATGTTGATGTTTCAACACTACCTAACTATTCTAATGAATTAAGTGGTTCACTTGAAGTAAACGAGGGAGCAACATACGGATTTGCCGCTGTTGAAGACCAACAAATATTAGTAGGACCCGCAATGGTTCCAGGTAAACTAATTCCTCGTAAAGACGAGAACGGAGATACTTACTTTGTTTACTTTACAAAAGACACAATCAAGAAAATTGCTTATAAGGCAATGAAAGATAAAGTGATTGATAGAGTAAACATTGAGCACGAAGCAGGTAAATTTGTTGATGATGTTTATCTTATTGAAAGCTGGATTGTAGTAAATCCTGAAACAGATAAATCTAGAGAATACGGGTTAAACCCAACTGAGGGAACCTGGATGGTAATGTATAAAGTAGATAACTTAGATGTATGGCAGGGATATGTTGTTCCTGGTCTAATACGTGGATTCTCAATCGAGGGTTATTTTACTGAAGAATTAATTAAATAAACAAAAATTATGCCCGTAGATAGAAACCCAGGCGAAAGTAGAGACGAGTTCTTATCTCGTTGTATTTCAACAGAAGTAGGATCAGGAATGGAAAGAGACCAAGCGTCAGCCATTTGCTACATGAAATTAAAAAAAGTGAATATGGCAGAGGAATTACCTGCTATACCACAAGAAGAAATTGACTATTGTATGAACGTACTAAAAGGACAGAATCCGTCTTATGTTGGACCTGGTGCCTTAAAGATTTGTATTGATAGATTGACTGCTAAAAAAGTTAATCAAGAGCAATACGGTATCTAAGTATATGTATCGATATATGAAGTTAATTAATATTAACCTTAATAATTAAAAAATCCCTATGACATCAATTGAATTAAAAGCACTTGTCAAGGAATATTTTAACCTTACCGAAGTTAAGTTTGGCGAGATCTTTGACGAGAATAAAGCATTCAAAATTGTTTTTGAAGGTGATCAACTCGAATTGGGTATGCCAGTTAAAGTAGTAACCACTGATGGCCAGGAAATGGACGCACCAGATGGTTTCCACAAACTTGAAGGAGGCATTGTTATCAAAACTGAAGGATCCAAAGTTGTAGAGCTTACAAAAGCTGATATGATGGAAGAAGAAACTGAAACACTTGACGGTGGTAAAGTACTTGAAGAAGTTGAGATGGCAGAGGTTAAAACCCCTGATGTAGTAGAGCAATTCCCTGTAATAGTACAGAGAGGTGCTGAATACGAAAAACCAATGGCCCAGCAAATGGAATCTGAAGAAGGCGTAATGACTGAAAAGTCAATCGTTGAAGCAGTAGCTAAAGCAGTAGCCGAGGAACTCGTAGACATGAAAAAAGAAATGGCAAAAATGAAGGAGAAGATGGAGAAAATGTCCGCCGAACCTGCAGCCGAAAAAACACTTCCATCAACCAAGAAATTTGGTTTGGAAGTAAACGTAATGAACCCAGTACAAGCTGATCGTTACGAAATGATGAAAAATATTATCAAAACCAAAAAATCTAAATAAACATGAGCTTAAATGTAACTGCATTAGCCGACTTTAACAACCAGGTTGCTGGTGAGTTAGTCTTGAAAATGGTTTATGGAGGTAGCACTATCGAGTACGTTACAGTACAAGAGGGTATTAAATTCCAAGAGCCAATCAATTTGTTTGAGGTAAGCTTAGTAATGAACAATAGCGCGTGTGTATCTACACCTTCTGGTTCTGCTACCTTTACTCAACGCACCATCGAGGTTTGCCCTCGTACCTCTTTCGACGCACTTTGCTTGAAAGATCTTGACAAAAAGTACCTAGGTATTTCATCTTTGGACCGTGGTTCATACAATGAGACTTGGGCACTTGCAAACGCTTACTCTGAGCTATTGGTTAACCAATTCCAGAAAGCAAACGACCAATTCCTTTGGAGACAAGTATCTGGTTCAGCTTCTACCTTTGGTGGTACTTGCGCTGTATCAGGTCTTAACGTAATCATCTCAAGTTCAACTACAGGTGTTATTCCATTGTCAGGCGCTGCTGCTTTGACTTCTACCAACGCACTTGCTCAGATGGACGCTATGATCGCTACTTCTTCTGCTGACGTTGCTGACCGTGATGACTTAACGTTCTTCATGAGTGTTACTGGTTTCCGTAACTACGTTGCTGCCTTAAGAGGTGCTAACAACTTCTATTTCGATCCTTCTTCAATCACTAACCGTGGTGGTTTGTACGAGATGGCTTATCCTTTCCAACCAAACATTAAGGTTGTTGGAACAGTAGGTCTACAAGGTTCAAATCGTGTAGTACTAGGACCAGCTAAGCAAATCGTTGTAGGTACTGACTTGTTATCCGACTTTTCAGAATTTCAACTCTGGTACGATATCAACACAGATACTTTGAGGCACCGCATTTCCACCAAACTAGGTGTAAATATTGCATACCCGGAGTTTTGGGTTTCAAATGATCTTGCCTAAATCAATCAGTTTGAGGGGGGTTGAAACATACCCCCTAAAAACACTCATTAACATAACAAAAACCAAATAATATGTCTTGTTCAATTACATCAGGATTTACTTTAGGATGCCGCGACAATGTCGGAAGTATCAAGCAAATCTACATTCTATCTGGTTCTGTTACTGGCGTCACTGACGCAAGTGAAGGATTGATTAGCGGAATTACCGGTAGTGGTAGCTTCTATACATTTGAACTATTCCGTGAGACATCAGATTACGCTGAAACCGTA